GAGAGTATAACGCGTTACACATAATCAAATCAATTAGAAATTAATTCAATCACGTTATAAAGCGTACACATCATGCAAACCAACGAGCAGATGCGTAGGAACTCTATCGAGTCCCTTTCCACTCATGCGATCCGTCAGTGGAAAGCGGCGATTCACCGCGGTGGATCGTTGGAGCCGGAGGATCACGCAGCATTCTGGGATTCCATCCTTGAAGATCTCTATGGGAATACTACCCTAAGATCGAATTTCAAGTATAATGGAAAATTCTCAGAATATTGCGAACGGCTTTATGGTCGTTGTAGTTGTCCACTAGTGAAGGTGGTACCAACAATTGTCCAATACGCAATGGACACGACCGATCGGATTGTAGACCTGCAAAAGGCTCTCGGAATTTGGTGCAAATTGAGTCAAGAATGGTACGAGAAGAATGATGCCATATGGGCCATTTGTTATATGAATGGAACATGGGGCATGACACTTAAGTATCAAGTTTCATGGCTCTTTGCACACTTCGAGGGGCAGGACAGTCCGAAGAAGAAAGAAGGTGTTTGTGGAGTAGATGGATTTCTCTGTACGGGAAAGCCAGGTCGAGCAATTCTCGAGAGATGTAAAGGTTATTCTTTGAAAGCGATGGAGAGCCGTATGACGGTTCTACAAGGTTTTAAAAAGAGTCTCCTTCCTCTCGATGAGCGTGACTGGTTATTGACAGTTGAGGGGACGAAAGAATCCCTTACTGCCGAGGCACCCGATCATTCAGAAGAAATTGAAGATGCTTTGATACGAACTGCTGAAGAGCTTAGGCGAAAGATGCCGCCAGTGAAAGTTAAGAATAACTATACACTGAGTTTGTCTTCATGCGTTGAATCAACGAGAAGTACTGGAGGTTTTGCAGGTGAGTTCCTTGAGAGTAAAGGTCTATGTTTCCGAGATTTTCTCGGTTTCAAAGGCAGAGATTCAATAGGAACTTACTGGCGGATTTCTCCGGCGGTTCTCGTCGGTGATATTCGGTATCATGGGAAACACCAGGTCGATCTCATCTACTCGCGTATGCAATACACATACGTGGATGTATATGAGGAGAATAAGCGTAATGTGCTCAATCATCTGAGCCAGAACGGAGTGCCATATAGAAGAACATATCCCTCTATGGTGCAGATCCGAGTGGTTCCCGAGCCTTTCAAATTCCGTGTCATCTCAGTCGGAGAGTACGACGTCTATTCGATGTTGAAACCCTGGCAAGAGATGATGTGGAAGACATTACAAAGGTTCGAAGTGTTCTCTTTAACTGGAAGTGGATCGGACTTCTTACAAGAAAAAGTCCAACGG